GATTGTTTTGATACCGTTCTTCCATGCATAAATCTGTGCTCTGTTTATGTCACGTGTAGTGGCAGTATCCTTAAAGAATAGTGTTAGAGACAGGCCCTGGTCTACGTGCTGTGTTGCAGCAGCATAGACATCAATGATCTTCTCTGGCCCAATCTCATAAGCATCTGTAAAGTATTCCCTATTCTCGTTAGTTAGATATGGTGCTGGGTAGTAAACACGACCCAGCTTTCCTTCCTTACGAATCTCAACCTGAGAAGCAATAGGGTGAATAGAGCTTGTACTATTATTAATATAACTAATTGATCCAGTAGGTGGAACAGCTTGTAGGTTTTGATTGTACAAACCATACTTCATTACGGACTTCTTTAGCTTTTCCCAATCTGCTGAATTAGGAATATCAATATTAGCATCTTTGAATAGCTTAGCTACCTTCTTGGTTGCTGGCTTCCAGTCACAGCATGTGTACTTCTCAAAGAACTCACCAGATGCATACTTTGAATTCTCAAAGTTATCAAATGGGCTACCAGTTTTCTTAGCCATCTCATTAGAAGCCTTGAGAGCATGGAACAAGATAGTGTAGAAATAAATATTAGTAAAGTCTACAGACTCTTCATCTCCATAATGCATCTTCTCTTTACCAAAGTAACCATGGAGGTTCATCTGACCAAGGCCAATAGCACGTGACTTCTTGTTGCCCTCAGCGATAGACATTACGGACTCAATGTAGCTAAGATCAGCAACAGATGTCAAAGCCTTGATAGCAACTTCAACACTCTTTCCAAAGTCTGGAGACTCCATCATCTTAGCAATATTCAATGAGCCAAGGTTACAACTAATATCTTTACCGATCTCATCATAAGACAAGTCTGCATTATATGTTGTTGGTGTGTTTACCTGAAGAATCTCAGAACAAAGGTTAGACATGTTAATTCTACCCTCTACTGGGTTAGCATTGTTTACAGTGTCTTCATAGACAACGTAAGGATAGCCAGACTCAAACTGAAGCTCAGCAATAGTTTGAAACAGGTCACGAGCGTTAATCTTCTTCTTACTAATGTCAGCATTGTCTACCATCTCCTGATACTTATCTGTAATAGAAATATCAGACATTGGCACTCCGTATACCCTCTCGATGTCATAAGGCGAGAATAGATACATGTCCTCGTTTGCCTTAGCAAGCTCTAGCGTGATGTCTGGAACAACAACACCAAGACTTAGTGTTTTGATGCGAACCTTTTCATCTGCGTTCTCACGCTTAGTGTCAAGGAACTGCAAGATATCTGGGTGGTGTGCATTTAGGTAAACAGCACCAGCACCTTGACGAGCACCAAGCTGGTTAGCGTATGAGAAGCTGTCTTCTAGCAACTTCATTACGGGCAGCACACCAGAGGACTGGTTCTCAATCTTCTTGATTGGTGCACCAGCTTCACGCAGGTTGGTTAGGTTAAGTGCTACACCACCTCCACGTTTTGACAACTGCAGCGAAGAATTGATGCCTCGTGAGATAGACTCCATATTATCTTCGATACGAAGCAGGAAGCATGAAACGAATTCACCCCTCTGCTTCTTGCCAGAATTCAAGAAGGTTGGTGTAGCAGGTTGGAATCGCCCAGTAATAATCTCTTCTACGAGATCCTGAGCAAGCTTCTTATCTCCACGTGCAAGCATGAGTGCGTTCATGCAGACACGGTCTTCAAACCTTTCTAGGTAACGTGTACCGTCAAAGGTTTTCAAAGCATAAGATGTGTAAAACTTATATGCCCCAAGGAACGTTGGAAAGCGGAACTTGTGACCATATGCTTGTTTAAATAAAGACTTAATAAAATCAAAATCGTATTGATCAAGCACAGCCTTGTCATAGTATTCATTCTCAACAAGGTAATCAATCTTTTCTTCCAAGCTGTGGAAGAACACAGTGTTTTGATTAACGTGGTCTAAGAAATAGTATTTAGCTGCCTCTTTATCCTTATCAAATTGAATCTTGCCGTCCTCACTGTAGAGGTTCAACATTGCGTTTAGCTCATGATAGCTATAGTTCGTACTCATAAAGCAGCCTTAACCTTCCTATAATTTTTTCTACATCTTCTGCTGTGCCAAGCAACTCCACCTTGGCAATTAGTGGAACACCAGTCTTTTCACAGATCATCTCTGCTGCCTTACAATAGTGCTCACCAAAATTAGTATTACCAGTTCCAATCACACCACGTAGGTATGCCCTGTTAGATTTAATATTTAAAAACTCTCTAACAGATTTTGGTATGGCATGACCCTCACTGCCCCCACCGTAAGTTGGAACAATTAGAATATACTCCTCTTCAATAAGAAAAGGATTATCCTTATCCCATTTGATGGGCAGCCTATTAGCATTATTATCAAGCTTCTCAACGAATCTTTTTGTGTTTTCAGATACGTTTGAAAAGTAAACAATACTAATAGGTAAAATCAATTGTACTCTCTCTTTATAAAAGCCATGTTACAAGAATGTTAAATCATTCCCATATTATCCAGATATTCTCTAACATCTTCTGGCATAGGTTTATATTGTATCACGTTAGGTGGCAAAGGTTCAAATTCATCCCTCTTTGGCCTATCCCTAAACGTGTGAATCTCAACCTCTTGATTAATGTTACGTGGTGTATGAGAAATAGCACCAAAGACAGCACCGCAAACAGCGTCAGCCAAGTCCTTAGACTTTTTACGAGGGTGGTCAACCCTATTACCCCTGACAATCTTAAGCTCTGTCAATTCTTCAAAAAGCAAATCAATAGCTGGCATAACTAGTCTGTCTTCATAAATAAGCATAGCCATATCTTCATAGTGCTTCTTAGCTACTGATACTGTCTCTGTTTTGATACCCACAGCCTTAAGCTCATTCTGAATATCAAAGGATTGCCAGCGGTCAAAACTAACACGCCCAAGATTGAAGCCTATACGTCTCAGGTTCTGAATCCATTTCTTTACTTCAGAAAGATCGACTGGGCCTTCCACTTTTGGCTCCCACCAAGCTACAGCATCGACCACAACTATTGGTGCTACCTGCTCATAGTCTTTTATTACCTGAATGTTTACCCACTTCTCTACATGTGCAATAGCAACAGCACACTTGTCATGCTGCTGAGCAAGGTCAGCATGAACAAAGTAAGTCTTCTCTGGATCAGGCTCAAACGTTGAATCAAATCGCCTAAACGAATCCAAAGGATTACGTAAAGACATCGCAGACTGCACCTTATCTCTTTGTTTAAAGAAAGCATCAGATGAGAATGTGGGCACACACAAGAAACGCATCATAGCATCGCCCATGTCAGTGTAGAAAGCTAGCTTAAAGTCATCGATCTTGCGAGTAGGATTCACTTCCCACGTTGGTCGTTTAAGTGCAAACACTCCAGGATATTTATATGAAACAATGTTATCTTCGTCCCACGTAATATCTAGGCTGTTTCCCTCTTGATCTTCTGGCAAATCAGGATTCATAACAAACCTGTAAGATCTCTGAATAACCTCTTTATCTAAGATTGCATCTTCATACTTCGTAGAAATAAAGTCACCTGGATAGCGAGGGAAGGACAGTAGTGCCACCTTACCCAAATCAGGGAAACGAGAATCTACAGTTCCACGGAAGGCTTTGTAGATGTTATCAGCAGTCTTACCCTGCTCATTACCAGTTCCAACCTCATTAGCAAAACCAGAGATCTCGTCTAGCACTGCAACTAAAAGGTTTAGACCCTCATGCGACTCACGCTCAGAGTGACCAGAGTAAACAGTAATAGACTTATCAAACTCAATAGAATCCATTTTTGCATAGTACTTACCAGCAAACCATGGGGACTTCTCAATTTTAGTTTTAAAACCTTTGAAGAACACGTTCTTAGCCTGTTGTGCGTTGATAGCAATGTTAATAATATCAATAGCATCTCCAGCTGGCTTACCAAAATACCGTGCTGGATCTTTAAGGCACAATAGCTTATACACAATGTATGCTACAGCAACAGTAGATACAAAGTCTTTACCACTACCCTTGCCGAGCTGGAGGATAACCTCATTCTTAGTATATTTTTTGTAAAACTTTGAACCCTCGTCATTGCCCATCAGCATTTGCAGATCTTCCAATCGATAGATCTGGCTCATTGCTAGAACAATGTCATATTGGATATCAGACAATGGTGGCTGACCAAGGTAGTCCTCGCCCTCTACAAACGTCTTGACATCGACAGGGTTTTCATCAAATGGGTT